TATTTATCTACAAATATGATAAAATTCAAGTATGAGTGAATATTTGAATTTGTCCAGTATGTTATTTGAAGGAGAAGGGAAGTACAATATCCCTAAAATTAAGCCTGTCACCGAACTTTTCATTAAAGATTGGGTAGGGTTTAATTATGTTGCGACTACCAAAAAGAATCGTAATCTTACAGGCGTGCATTTTTATATAGACGATTATCAATTTGAGCGTATTTGGAATGTTCCTAAGCGTTATGCTAAAGTATTAAAAGAATTTGGGGCAGTTATGACTCCTGATTTCTCAACTTATCTTGATTTTCCATTGGCAGTACGCATATTTAATCATTATAGACGGCATTGGTGCGGTGCTTATTGGCAAGAATTGGGCGTAAATGTGATTCCTACAATCGAATGGGGGTTTCCTGATAGTTATGAATGGTGCTTTGACGGTGAACCTGTAGGTGGAATAGTTGCAGTTTCTAATGTTGGCATAATGAGAGATAAAGAACTTAGGCAAAAATATATGCAAGGATATAAGGAAATGCTAACAAGATTGCAACCAAAAGAAGTATTATTGTTTGGTCACATCTTTGACGATTATCCTGGACCAGTGCATTATATACATTATCAACAAGCAAAAGGAGAACAAGGAGAAGAATAATATGGCTAATAAGATGCGTTATTCAAACAAAGGCTCTCAGGAAGGCATAAATGCAAGAGAAGTGGGCGGTGGTCTTGTATCTACTGATGGTAAATTAACCGCAGATATGGTATCAAGAGCGATGAACACACTTGCAGAAAGAAATCCTGGATTTGATAAGTTATCTGCACAAAGAGCCGCCCAAGAAGTGCGTGATTTATTAAAGCGTATGGGCTTTAGAGGGTCTCTTACAGTTCATGGGGGACAAATAACGGACCCGAATGACGGAGTTACTGTACGGATTTATCATGCAGGAAATGATAAGAAAAAAAGATTGATTGCCCAAAAAATAGGAGGCTAAAATGTCTTTATGGAATCAAATAATAGATAAAATAAAGGGGATATTAAGCAAAATGATTGGTAAACAAACTGTTCAAGATGTATTGCAAGTAAAACCCACTATTTCCAATGAAATGATTTGTGCGATTAACTTGTGGACCTCTATGTATGAAAATAGAGCCCCGTGGCTTAAAACTGCGACAGAAGAGGACCCGTCAGTTGTTAGGTCTTTAGGACTTCCTCAGTTGATTGCAAGTGAAAAGGCGAGAACTGCTTTAATAGAGTTTGAATCGGAGATTACAACTCCTATGAAGGAAGTTAAACCTGCTACTCCTAATTATATGAATACTGAAAATATAGGAACAGACGGTAAGCCTGAGCCTATGGTAGCAACTCATGTTGTTACAGAAGATGTACCTAAAGGCCCTACTGAAAGAGCCACATTCTTAAATAAGCAATATGAAAAGTTAAAGGACGCTTTGCGTATTCAGGTTGAATATGGTATCGCAAAGGGCGGACTTGTAGTTAAGCCTTACGTTATTAAAAAGAGTAGCCCAACACTTCATCAGGAAACAGATATGTTGACAGGGAAAGTCACTCAAACTGAATCGGGGGCGGGATATGAGATTGAATTTGATTATATTCAAGCAAATGAGTTTTACCCGCTTGCGTTCGATTCAAGTGGAAAGATTACAGAGGCGGCATTTATCCAGCGTAAGATTGATAAAGAGGTTGTTTATAGCCGACTTGAATATCATAAGTTGGAAAACAATTCTGTAACAGTTATTAACAAAGCATTTAAGGCTTCCTCTACTTCAACAAAAGCAGACTATTTAGGAGAAGAAGTACCACTCAATACTGTGGCTGAATGGGCGATGCTTTCTCCTGAAACTACGATTGCTAATGTTAATAGACTACTTTTTGCATATTTCAAGATGCCTGAAGCAAATACTATTGATACACATTCTCCTCTCGGAGTTAGTGGATTCGATAAAGTTAAAGGACTTATTGAGGAAGCAGATAAGCAATATTCAAGACTTCTTTGGGAATTTGAGGGCGGTGAACTCGCTGTTGATATTGACCGTGACGCTTTGAAGTGGATGAGTGACCCTACTAATCCTGATAATGGTCATTCTGTTATGTCGAAACTGCAACAAAGGCTTTATCGTAAGGTCGATTTGAATGATGAAAAGACTTATGAAGTATTTTCACCTGCTTTGCGTGACGCTTCTTTGATAAACGGTCTTAATTGTATCCTTATGAGAATTGAAGATGTTTCTGGACTTTCAAGAGGTACGATTTCAGATGTTATAAGCGAAGCAAAGACCGCCACAGAGTTAAAGATGTTGAGGGTTAGGAGTTATGAAACTAATGCTCATATCCAAAAAGCTATTCAAACAATGCTCAAGGACGCAGTATATGTGATGAATGTGTATTGTGACCTGTATAATATTACACCTGATGGTGAGTATGAAGTGTCTTTTGAATGGGACGATAGTATTCTTTCAGATACCGACCAAGAACTTGCACATAGAATCATGCTTATTCAGAATGGTCTTGCAAGTAAACTTGAAACCCGTATGTGGTACTTCGGTGAAACTGAAAGACAGGCAAGAGAAGCACTTATCCGTATTCAACAGGAAAATCTTGAGGCTGTTCAACAGAATATCGCTGAAATGGATATGCTCGGGGCTACTCCTGAATCAAAGAAGGAAGAAAGCCCTAAAGATGAGAATGGTAATAATAACTTTAAGAGCGGGGATAATCAGTATAGTTAATGCTTACCGATGAACAAATAGAAAAACTACTCTATGAGTATGCAAAACGGCAAGACGAATTTAGCCTATCTGTAATCAGAATAATTGCGAATAGGCTAAAACGTATTGCCGATTTTGATGCTTTAACTGCATTATCCAGAATAATTACTATGCAAGAGGATATATCTCGTATTAACGATGAATATACCTCGTATAAATCTGACCAGAAAAAGCGATTAGAGCGGGATTTGTGGTGGATAGTTGAATACATTTATGGCGAAGCGTTGTTGTATTACGAAACTCAAATAACATTAGAGGCTAATAAGGAACTTATAACAGCGGTAAATGACTTGGTTGAAAATGCACAAACTGAATTTGCTGAACTGATAAACAATCCAGTATTTGTTATCAGAGATTTACAAAATCCAATTAAGTTAAAAGCATATAATCTTGAGCAAACATATCGGTCAGTCATAAATGAGGCGATGAGTTATACTGCGCTGTCAGACGAATTACTTAACAACGCTCTAAAACGCACAGAAACACAGTTATTTGCGTCAGGAGTGCGTTATGCGAGTGATAACTCATTTGATAACGCAAACACGATTTCAAGCGCAATTCCGAGCGTTAGAATGAATGTGCTTAATAGTATGAAAAAATTGATAAATAAAGTGCAAGACATTGTAGGCAAACAATTTGGTGCTAATGGCGTAGAATTATCTGCGCACATTTACCCTGCGCCTGACCACGCTCCTGCTCAAGGGCATCAATTTACGCAAGAAAATATTGATAAGATGCAAAGTGGTGAGGATTTTGAAGATATAAACGGCAGACACTACATCGGGTTTGAACGTCAGATAGGCCAATGGAATTGCCGTCACTACTTTATGAAAGTAAAGTTAGGTAAAAATCCTACTTATACTCAGGAACAATTGGATAAAATACTCGAAGATAATGAAAGAGGCTATACTGCGCCGAATGGCAGACATTATACCTTATATGAATGTACCCAAATTCAGCGTAGATATGAACGAAATATCAGGAAAGCCAAGGAGAAATATTTATTTAGTAAATCTCTCGGTAACAAAAACGATATGTTTACTGCGAGAGGTCGTGTAGGTGCGCTAACAACGCAATATAAACAGTTTAGCCGTGCTTGTGGCATACCCGCAAAACTCGAAAGAATACGGGTAAAAGATTACTAATAATGTTGACTACTTTACCAATGTTTAGTAAAATAAATATGTGGAATAAGTTTCTTGGTAATAATGGTGAAAGCCTTATTATATAGTCTTGCCAATAGACATTAAAACATTGGCACATTCAACGCAGGACTGCAACTGCGGAATTATAAATCAAGCAGACATAAAGAATGTTTTAGGAGGAACTTTTCGTGAACATCAAAGAACTTTTTGACAATGCAGAAAATGGTACATTGACTTGGGACCAGTTTGAGGCTTCTGCCAAAGCTGGTGGGGCGAAGTTTACAGACCTATCAGAAGGTAAGTATGTAAGCAAGTCGAAGTATGACGATGATGTTAAGTCCAAGGACGATTCAATCGCCAAACTTAACGAAACGATTACTGCGAGAGATACTGACCTGAAGAATCTCAAGGAGCAACTTGCGAGTGCTGGAACAGACGCGGACAAGCTGTCACAATTACAATCAGAATTTGACGCATTACAAGGAAAGTACAACGCTGATATGGAAGCATACCAACAGCAACTTGCTACACAGCAATATGAGTTTGCCGTTAAGGAGTTTGCAAATGGTAAAGAGTTTACCAGTCAGGCCGCAAAGAGAGATTTTATTAGGTCTCTTATAAGCGAGAATTTGAAGATGAAGGGAGATTCTATTATAGGAGCAGATGATTTTGCAAAGTCCTACGCAGAGGAAAATGCAGACGCATTTGTTACTAAATCAGAATCAAATGAAGCCAACACTTCTACCAATGGGAGTGAAGCAAACAAACCGCAATTTGTCAGCACTACTCCTGGGGCTACGACAAAGACTAAAACTCTAACGGAGTTGATGATGGCGGCAAATGAGAATCCCAGGGGAACTAATTTTCTATAAGCCTATTAAAAAATATGGGAGGAAATAACAATGTCCGAAATTTTTAATGCAAAAATTTTCAACGGCGAGGTATTCCAAAAGTACGTTGAGAGAATACCTAACACAAAGCTCAACGAATTGCTCAAGTCCAGAGCTATCGTACAGCGTCCTGACCTTGCGTCAGCTATGGCAGACCAAGTTGGTGGTAACTACATCACAACCCCTCTCAAGGGACTTATCGGTTCTGCTCCTGTAAACTATGATGGTGAGACAAACATTGATACTCACCAGACAAAGACATTCTCACATTCGAGAGTTGTCGTTGGTCGTGCTAATTCTTGGACAGAGAGAGATTTCTCTTATGACATCACAGGTGGTGTTGACTTTATGGAGAATATCGCTCAACAGATTTCCGAGTATTGGGACGAGATTGACCAGGATACAATCGTTCACATTCTGAATGGTGTGTTTAGCATGAGTGACGCAAAGGGTCAGGAGTTCGTTCAATCTCACACCTACGATGTAACAGCCGCTACAAACAGCGAGGGCATTCTTGGTAACATGGACGGCACAACGCTGAATACGGCTATGCAGAGAGCGTGTGGTGACCATAAGGGCAAGTTCTCACTTGCAATTATGCACTCCGCTGTTGCTACAAATCTTGAGAACCTCAAGTTGCTCGTTTACCTCAAGTATAACGATGCTAACGGTTTGCAGAGAGACCTTACAATCGGTACACTCAATGGAAGACTTGTAATGGTTGATGATAGTATGCCTGTTACAGAGGATGAGTCCACAGCAACATACGCCAAGACTTCTGATGTTGCTATCGTAGAAGGAAAGACCTATTACACAAGGAGCGGTTCTTCTGGAAGCTATGTATATACTCCTGTTGCTAACCCTGTTGTCGGTGACATCGGTTCTTACTATGAAAAGACAGCCGCTGGAAAGAGCATCTATACAACTTATGTATTCGGTGATGGCGCTATCGAGTACACAAATTGTGGTGCTAAGGTTCCTTACGAAATGAGCAGAGACCCTAAGACAAACGGTGGTCAGGATACACTTTATTCCAGACAGAGAAAGTGCTTCGCACCTTATGGTATCTCTTTCACAAAGGATACAATGTCCAGTCTTTCTCCTACTGATGCTGAACTCGAACTCGGCGCTAACTGGGAACTTGTTAATAGCAAGGAATCACAGGGCAAGGAGTATATCAGCCTCAAGGCTATCCCGATTGCAAGAATTATCTCTCTCGGCTGATAACTGATTTGATTCTTTTGTAAGATGAGGTGAAGGTGATGGATTCTATGTATTTAACTTATGCGGAGTATTCTAATATGGGTGGTACACTTGATGAAACCACTTTCACCTCTTTTGCATTGGACGCTCAAGCATATATCGACTGGTACACATTCAACAGACTTTGGAAAGAAGAATGGCAAACAGAAGAGATTATGGCGAGAGTTAAAATCTGTATGTTCCAGTTAATCAAGCTATTACAAACAAAGGCAAATCTGATAACTCCTGATGTTAGTTCTACGGGCGGAATCAATGTAGGCGCACAAGTTAGGGCACAATCAAATGATGGTGTATCAACTGAATATAGTGTGTTTAGTGCTGAAATGCTTTATGACAAAGCAAAGCAGGAGATTGAAGATTGCATTAAGCGTTATCTTAATGGATTGATGAATAGCGTAGGCAGAAAGATTCTTTACAGAGGGCTTTATCCGAATGAGTAAAGTATTTCCTTGGTGGGATAAGACAATAACTCTTTATAATAAGTATGTTGACCCGACAACACAAGCAATTAGTTGGTATCGTACTGTTATCGAAGATTGCTTTTGGAAGAATGTTAATAATACTTATTATGTCGGCACCAGGGGAATATCTACAACAGGTGTAAAACTTGAAACAAAAGAGATTGTGTGTAGAATACCTGAAGATGAACGCTATGTTGATAGACAAACTTGGGAAGAACTTGATGATAGAACAGAGAACTTCACTATTGGAAATGGGGATATAATTGTCTTAGGCGAAGTAGATGATGTAATAGATGAAACTATCAAAGGACAGCGTTCAACAGACCTTGTAACGAAGTATAAGAAGTATGACAGTTGCCTAATGGTTGATACTTATGTTATCAATACATATACAGGAGTTAGTTTGAAGCATTATCGAGTTGTAGGGGCATAACATGAAGATTAGTTTAGAGAACACCGAAAATATGCAAAGATATATTACGGCATTAGAATCTCTTGGCGAATCAGGCCCTATGGGAACTATCGGAGATATTATTGCTGAAAACACGAAGCCGTTTATCCCGACTGATACAGGTAAAATGGCAAATAACTACATTGTGAATACTACTAAAAATGCTTGTGTTGTTGATTGGAATACTGGCGCTTTGCCTTATACTCAATATCAATTTTATGGTAGAGTTATGGGGCCTAATAAAGCGATATTTGGCGCACAAGGTCCAAACAAAGCAGGCCCGGGTGCTGGTGTTCATAGTGGGTGGGTATCTCCTGTAAAACCCAAAAAACTTCGTAATAGAATGATGGGCACACCTGCAACAATTACTCTTAATGACGGTAGAGTTATACACATTAAAGGATATACTACAAAAGGCACAGGGCCTCGATGGACAAAAGAAGCTCTTAAAAATAAAAAATCATATAGTAAAATTCGTTTTGAATCTGGTAGATATTTATATGAAGCGTATTGTTTTGCAACGGGGAGTTTCCCGGTTGGTGGTTATCAGATTATGGGTAAATACTTATGAGTGATAAGAATACTGCGACAATAAATTTTTTGGCTACTTACCCAGATATTCAAACGAGCCCATTATTCGTTAATTTCATCAACGCGGAAGATAACAACATACAGTTCTTAACCGCATCTAATGATAAAACGCTTAATAAGCCTTTTATAGATGGTAGTGTAATGAAGCGTTATACATTTTCTCTTGTCATTACAAAGTCAATTACAGATATGGCTATACCTAAAGATGTAATGTCGAATGAAAACATAGACGATATTGCCGAGATTCAAGCGTTAATGGATTGGATAAATGAACAGGGAGAGAATCAGATTTATCCTGATTTTGGCGAAGAGTGTATAATTGAAGAAATGCACACTACATCAGAAAACCCGTCATTAGACGGAATAAACACAGAAGTCACTCCTGCTCTTGCATTATACAGTATGGAGATTAGGATTGATTATATAGACTACACTAAAGTAATTTGGTCATAAGAAAGGAGAAAAAGATTATGGCTATTTCAGAGTTTAATCTTGCACAACACCAAAGAGCAGAGCGTAAGTTGCTCATTACGGTTGCAGAGTGGAAGGACGCTAATGGTACTGTCACTATTGATGGTGAAAAGTTCAATCGTGAGATTCTTGGTAGAAGAACTGAGGACTCTTCCATCGAGTACAATGCTGATATTGAGACCACAACGGATATTCTCGGTATCAACTATACTGACATTAATAGGACACAGCCTCAGCAGGACTTCGACCCTTATCTCATTCTCGGTGGTTCAAAGTTGGGTGCAAAGCTGAACGACATTCGTAAGAGAAACGCTCTCTCCGAACTCGACCAGTTCAACCTTTATATCATCACAGCTTATGTTGGTGATGCTACAAACGGATATGAGGCAGAGCGTCATGTTAATTGCACGATTACTTACAACAGCCTCGGTGGAGACGCTAATGTAAATATGCCTATCTCGGTATATTTCTCTAACGATTCTGTCACTGGTACAGTTGATAAGCTGTCTGACGATTTCGTATTCACAGCAGACGTGTCGTTGTAATGTGATATAATTGAAGTATGACCCGACATAGCGATATGCCGTGTCGGGCATATTTTAATTTACTGGAGGTAGTACAATGATAGATGATTCGAAGGAAAAGGCAATTACGAAGCCGATAACTGAACCCGAAGTTACTGATATTGACTTGGGTTTTGTTGAAAAGAAGAAGTTTAGAATTAATGGTGACTACGATAGAATGTTGGAACTTAATGTGTCTGACCTGAATATCTTTGGAAGATACACAGAAACGTACCCTAAACTTCAGGCACTCCTACAAGACGCTCAAACAAAGGTCGCTGAAATCAATGTAGATGATGATGCAGACGAGAGCGGAGAATCACTTGGAAAGATTGCAGATGTTCTTGATAGTATCGACAAGGAAATGCGTAAGTTAATGGACTATCTGTTTGACAGCAACGTATCTGAGGTTTGCGCCCCTTCCGGTAATATGTTTGACCCCGTTGAAGGAGAGTTTAGATTTGAGAAGATAATCACCAAACTTGCCAATCTTTATACAACAGGTCTATCGGAAGAGATTGCAAAGTTTAAGACGAAGTCCTCGAAGCATACAGCCAAGTACACAAAGAAGTATCATAAGTAATGTATGAGTTACCTACAACAATAACAGTTAATGATACAGTTTATGCCATTCGTAATAATGGTGATTACAGAATGGTGTTAGATTGTTTTATAGCATTAAATGATGTTGAATTATCAGAGCAGGAAAGGATACTCACTACATTAGCGATATTCTTTCCTGTATTTGATAATGCGGAACTTCTGTTTTCAAGTGATGAAGAGGTGTTATCAGAACTTGTTAAAAAGATGTTCGACTTCTTTAATTGCAATCAAAACAATGCACCTGGGGCGAACACAAACTTAAAGTTAATAGATTGGGACACCGATTCACAACTGATATGTTCTGGTATCAACAATGTTGCTAACACAGAAATTCGTAGTGTGGAATACTGTCATTGGTGGACATTTATGGGTTACTATTGTGCGATAGGGGAATCGCCTTTAGCAACAGTTGTTGGAATTAGAAACAAGATATTAAAAGGGAAGAAATTAGAAAAGTACGAAACTGAATTTAGGAGAGATAATCCTCAATACTTTGTTTGGGATTCTCGTACTCTTAAACAGAAAGAGGAGGACGCATTACTCAACGAGATTTGGAATAAGGAGTGATGTAATATGCCCACTGAGGATATGAAAATTAGATTTGCGTTGGAAACATCTGACGCACTTAAATCTGCACAACAACTCCGTACTGAAATAGAAAAAACCTTTAATGCGACATTAAATAATACTTGGGAAAGAGATACAAAAAACGCATTAAATCGCATTAAAAATAATATAAAATCCATTGAAACTACGATTGAATCTGCCCCGCCAAAAATTCAGGCTCAAACTCGTGAAGTATTAAGATTACAAAAACAAATTAGACAGACGACGGATGTTTCTTCTGACCTAACTTCTGAATATGGCAGAGCAAAGGGTGTTCTTAGCAATATGGTTAAGAATACCGGCTTTAGTTCAATTATGGGCAATCTTAATAAGATTGATTCAGCGCAAAAACAAATTAGAACTTCCGCGGAATCTACTGTTAATGCTCAAATAGCACAGAAAACTGCCGCACAACAAACTGCAACAGCGGAAGCTGAGGTTGCAAAATCTGCGACTACCGTTGAGCAAAATACTGCCGCGGCGGCGAGTGACATATCTGACCTTAAAAATGAATTTAATAACACAAAAAATGTTATTAATGAAACTGCGGATGTTTCTGCTAAATTTACACAAGCACTTGAAAATGCAAAATCTGCGGAAGCTATTCAAAAATTAAGGGCTGAATATGAATCTGCAAAACAGGTTCTTTCAGAGTTTGTAACTCCCGATACTACGTTTGACGTTGTTGGTAAGGATGCCGCTACTCTTGCTGAGGAACTTATCAAATTAACATCTGCGTACAAAACGCTTAAAGAATTGGGAGTTCCTGAGGGTCAGCATGAAGCATTTAATGCCTTGCATGAAACCATCCTTCGTATAAACCTGGCGTTGGGTGAAACGAGAACTGGTATTACACGCACTAAAGATGCGCTGAAGGGTGACGGGTTCTTTGTTAAAGAAGGTGTGGGTAGTGTACTGCCAAACTTGAATTTTGATGCTACAAAGATGGACTATAAGGAACTTATAGACTATCAAAAGCAACTTAACGCTACCTTCAAACAAATGGATAAAGAGGGATATCCGAAGGAACAATCTGGATATTTTGAACAGTTAAAACGAAAGATACTTGAGGTTAATTTAGTAGTTAGGCAATATGAAACTGATGTTAAAAATGCGGCTAAAAATACCTCTCTTATTGTTCTTCCTGATTTATCCGTTGATGTAACTAAACTCGGTTGGAATGATTTGCAAGTATATGCCGACCAACTTAAATCGAGATTAAAAGACATTAAAAATGCGGGAACGATGAAGGAGCAGGCTGATGAAGTTGCTCAATTAAAATCTCAACTCGCACTTGCGGATGCTTTATTGAAGCAATATAACGCCGACTTAAATAAGGCGGCTAAATCTGCTGTCAATGAACTTCGAGGAATAACCAAGAAGCCTGAACCGATAAAGGTTGATTTAGACGCGGATACTTCAAAAATGGAGATAGGTGAATTAACACGCTATCTTGAATTACTTAAACTTAAAATTGCAGAAATTAAAAAGGAGTGGAAAGATACTGACTATCAATCTGACTCGCGGGACGAGGAGTATAGAAAATCACTCGAACAAATGGAAAAAACCAAGAGTGCAATTCGAGAGTGTAAGCGAGAGTTCAGGGATACTGGTGAAGAAATAGACGGTGATACCCAGGCAACGCTCAATTTTGCTGATGCGTTTAGGTTAGTATCTGATGCTATTGTTAGTGTTGGTCACAGTAATAATATTCTTGAACAGTTAAAGGCTATTCTTACTACTATTGGCCCCACAGCACAAATGGCTGGATGGCTGACAAAAGACGCTTTGACTATGGCGACGGCAGGTATTAATTTGCTGATAGAGGTCGCATCAAGACTTATAACTATTGTCGAATCAATAGGGCAAGCATTTAAGACGCTTGCAAGCACAATATGGAGTGCATTTACAAATGCTTTGGAAGCACTCAAGAAGGTTGCTAATTATCTTAAAAACACTTTAGCAAAAGCCGCAGATAAGGTGCGAAGTACCTTTGAGAAACTTCACGAAACATTCTCGTTCTCTGTTTCAGGAACGGACTTACGGCGCACATTTCAAATGCTTACCAAGTACATCTTCGGTGTGCGTAGTTTCTTCTTCCTGTATCGTAAATTAAGAACGGCTGTTAAGGAAGGACTTGAAAACCTTGTGCAGTTTGAACATGAGAGCAATCAAACAAGCAAGGCTATACTTGAATTGAAGTCCTCTTTGTTGTTCTTGAAGAACGCTTGGGCGGCTGCCTTTGCACCTATTATTAACGCAGTATATCCCTGGCTCGTATCATTACTTAATCTGTTGGCGAAGGTAGGGAATGCTATTGCTCGTTTTGTTGCAGCCTTAACAGGACAAAGCACAGTATTACAAGCATTAAGATTAGATGCCGAAGAATACTCTGACGCTCTTGACGATTTGGGTGGCGGTGCTGATGATGCTTCAAAGAAGCAGGACAAGCTGAACGATAGATTGGCTGCCTTTGACGACTTGAATGTTCTTGGAAGAGACGATGATAAAAACACCACAGGCGGTGGCGGTGGTGGGGGCGGTGCTGACCCCGATATTGACCCTAATGAAATGTTTGAACGTGTTAGGGTTAAGATGGACGAACTCATGCGAGTATTAAGAGAAGCATGGGAAACGGGTGATGCTTTTGAACTCGGTCAGATGTTAGCACAAAGATTATCCGACTCTCTTGACGAAGCCTATACATGGCTTACAAAAGAAGGTTGGGATAAGGTTATGAAGGTCGCAAGATTTATAGCCTCTTTGATGGATGGACTATTATCTAACGATGAATTGCCTGGGAAGATAGGTAAAGTTCTTGCAGCCGCATTTGATTTAGGATTAACCTTTATTGACACAATCATCACACCTGAAAGAATGTATAAGATAGGTGTTCGTATTGCTGAGGTGTTTAACGAGGCGTTACCTAAGATTTTCCCGAAGATAGGTGAAGCTATCGGCAATCATCTTAGGAGTGTTATCAGTAATGCTTGGGGTTTCATTTCTACGGCTGACTTTATCAGTTGGGGAAAGGGATTGGGTGAAGCTATCAACAATTTCCTCGAAGAAATGGGAACGAGCAAGGGCATACTTGGTGGTATAGAATTTACTCATTCCGGTTGGCAACTGTTAGGATTATCTGTTACTGAATTAGCTAAGGGTATATTAGACTTCTTTATCGAAGCTATAAATACTGTTGATTGGAATGAAGTTGGTAAAGCTATCGGAGACTTCTTGGGTAGTATAGATTTTGCATCTATCAAATCAGGACTTATGACGTTATGGGATAGGATTAAAGAGGGTCTTGGCGAAGTTTGGGAAGGACTTGGAGACTCTAATCCTGAATTGGCAACATGGCTTGAGCCTCTTGTAACTGTCTTGCAAGAATTACCTGGATTGCTTAATGATATTAAGGACGTTCTTAGTGCGCTCTTCAATCCTAATGGCGTATCTCCCGAAAAGAGAATGGCACAAATAACTCAATTTGTTCAAGATTTACCTGATAAACTTGAGGACTTCTTTGATGTGCTTAGCAGGATTGCAGATGTTCTTGAAACGGTATTTGGCAGAGTAGATGATATGATGGAAGATGCACACCATGTTACTCGTTCAACAGCAACAGGGGCCATATTGGGTGGCGGTTTAGGTCTTTTCACAGGAAATCCAGCACTTGCTTTACTTGGAGCTTTGGCAGGCGGTGGTGCAGGAGCGTTCACAGGAACAGTTACCTCAGAGGGTACGAGAGAAGGATTTGGCAAAGTTATAGATGGATTACAGGAAGAAGCTGAAAGAACTAACGGAATAGCAGATGTAATTACCGCTTCATTCGGTGCTATTGGTAACGCATTTAATTTGTTAGGCGAAAATGCTCAAATACCTGGTGTTCATAATGCTATTATGGATTTGATAACGACCTCGCTTAATGCTAAAGATTCCATTAACGAAATGAAGGGTGCATTTAACTTTAGTGATGTTACAGATAACTTCAATTCTATGGTATCTCAGGCTAAAGGATCGTTGAATGAGATACCGGATAAGTTTACGGAGATAAAGGGAGCAGCCGAAACTCGTGGTAATGAAATGAAGGGGCAATTTTCGACTACCTTCGAGAGTATTAAGTCAGAGAGTGTGGATAGTGCAAAGATAGTACAAGACAATTTCACACTTGCGTCAGACAATATCAAAACTTCATTTATTGGGGCATGGGAAGAGATAAAGAAGTCTGTTAGCGAAGGAGGTAGCCTGTTCGTAGCATTGTCAGATGGTATGGGTAATACTGTTAAGTCTTTGCTTAACGGCATGATAGACGGAATTAACGTATCTATTACAAAGCCGTTACAGGATATATCTAATTCGTTCAACATACTTCGTGGATTAGATGTTGATGGGAAGAAGCCGTTTGCAGGTATTCCTGTATTAAGAGTGCCTACTATCCCAAGACTTGCTCAGGGTGCAGTTATACCCCCTAACAGAGAGTTTATGGCTGTACTTGGAGACCAGAAGAGCGGAACTAATATTGAAGCGCCTCTCGATACTATCAGACAAGCGGTTGGAGAAGAGTTTGCACCTTACGCAGATGCTATTGTTAATGCCGTTATGCAAGTAGTTCAAGCGGTAAATGATAAGCCTGTAATCTCTAATAGAGATATTGGAAGAGCAAACGCACAGTATGTTTCGCAACAAAAATTGATTAGAGGGACTATGTTATAATTGACTTATGCAGAACGTTGATAGTGATTACAGAACAGCAATACGCTCACATGATAGACCTTATGATGAGGTTTATGGTGTAGTCACCTTTTCTGACGGTACTACACTTAATCTTACCCCGTCCATAATTCCTACTAACTCTATTGAACTTGAAAGACAATGTATATCAGGAGAAGAATTAGAGTTTGGTGGAGTATTCCTTGATACATTAAGCATGAATATACTTAATGATAATTATTCACGTTATGCTTTTTACGAGGCAAGTGTAACACTCAATTATCGTATAAGGGTAAATGGTGCATGGAAGAGAGTTAGATTAGGAAAGTTTACTATTGCGGAAGCTGATAGACCTAACAAGAACACTATCAGCTTTACCGCTTATGACGATATGCGTAAACTTGACAAGTCTTTACAAACAACTGTATTGCAAGGCACACCCTGGGATATTTTGCATTTGATTTCTGAATTAGTAGATTATCCTCTTTCGTTTGAAGAGCCTGATTTACACGATTTTCCTAACTATACTTTTCCTATCTTGATAGACGAAAGTAGTGGCATAAAAACATATCGTGATGCAGTTAAGGTTGTGTGTCAACAGTTAGGTTGCTTTGCAAGAGATAATCGTAAAGGCGAAATGGAACTTGTTAAATTCCATACTGAGCCTGATAGCATATTATCTACTTCTGTATGGTATTCGATTAAGATAGCCGATTATGAGTGTACTTATATATCCGTAACAGCGACAGGAGAAAAGGGTACATTTACGGCTGTTGATGAAGAAACAGAATTAGGAAATGCTATGATTATTGGTGATGCACCTGCTTGGGATTACGGGGCAGAAGCAATATTGCAAAGCAAGGTAAATAATCTTCTTACTTATTTGCAGACTATACCTTATACGCCTGTTCAAATAGAAATGCCGTCAGATGCTTCCTTTGATTGCGGTGATAGACTTTCTATAATCACACCTAATGGAGATACAGTAGAAACGCTCATTACAAGTTATGTATGGAAGTGGCGAGCCGGTATGACTATATACTCTAAAGGTGTCAATCCATACTTACAAGGTGCGAGTACAAGTGATATTACAAACACAAGGTTAATGAATAAGCAGACACAAGAATCAATGCTTACTTATTACACCTATATAAATGCGAATGATATAACACTAACTACCGAACCGCAAACGATATTGAAGATTAAGTTTTCTGTTGTCGGTGATACTACGCTTACTGTATGGCATGAAATGAAAACTTTGAATACTTTAAGCGGAAGCACACAAACGATTTATTATGATTGGTATTACGATACTGATTTAATGAGTTATGCCCCCGTTGATACATTCGGTGAGGACGGTTATCATACACAACCTCATCCTCATTGGTTTTTGAATGTTGAGGCAGGTGCTACGCATACTTGGGAGGTAAAAGCAAGAGTTGATAGCGGAACAGCTATTTGCTTGGCAGGAGAACTTAACGCTCTTATGATGGGACAAAGAATGTCAGCTATGGGTAGTGGTGACAGAGATAGAGAGATTCAAGAAGAGTATAAGATTTCCACATTACCTATCATTCCAGGTCAGCCTCTTGCAAATCTTGTTGATGATCCTGACCCTGAGTTATCAACAGAGCAAGGTGGATTAACACTTTATTTAACAACAGAGAACGGTGATTCTGTAATGGCAGAAACGGGAATTGACCCGATTATACTTGAATAATAGGAGGTAGATAGAATGGCAGATGTAAAGATAAGTGATTTAACAGAAGGTACATTAGACGGAGATACTTCGTTATTCTTGGTTTCTAATCTTGTAAATAGCGAATATTCTTCATTCAATACAACACCAAAAAAGATAGTCAAAGCAGGTATAGTTGAATTGACAGACACACTCGAAGCAGGAGAAACGACTATCACTTTCCAAGACTCAGCTATCACGGCGGATTCTTGTCTTGAATTTTACACCAATGTTTTCGGTGTAGTTCCGAAGAATGTTCAATCGGTGGCAGGTGTAGTAACTCTGACATTTGATGCTATGAATTTTGATTTAGGAGTGAAAGTGAGGATAATCTAATGGCTTGGTTTGCTTGTTTAGGTGGTGGCGGCGCAGTAGAACCGCAGTTCTCAAAAACTAAAATCGTAGATAACGCATTGATGGCAACTTCGTTTGACTTTGACGAAGATTATCACGATTACGACTTCCTTGAAATAACATATAAGAACACAAGCACTTCTGCAACCGAGGTTGTTTGGGTAACACCTGAAATGGTTGACACAAGTTTAGATATAGCAACAAAGTTTACGGTTAATTTTTACAGCACAGATATTTACGCAACCTATGTTGAAACTGTATCTAATGGAACTATCACCTGGAGTATTGATGGTACTCACTATCGTACTTGTGCGATTATCGAGATAAACGGAGTTACTTGTACTAACTGTTCTGTTTCAAAGACCGAATTTTACACAGCGTCAGCAAGTGGAAGTTCATCTGTCACAATTACAACACAGGATTCTATCTTTGGAAATGATTATCTTATGGTATTAACCAACAGTAGTGATAAGACAGAGGTAGTACCTTGTAATACGATTTACCCTATAAACAATTCTATTTCAGACGAAATTAGATTGCCGTTAAACGGGTATAAAACATCTAACAGAGTTGTTGTAGTAGTAACTGATACTTCTATGTCCTCTTTCCCGTATGGATATGTTGTCGGTATTAAATTTGCATGAGGTGAGTTATGGCTTGGTTTAAGTGTTTTTCGCAAAGTGGCGGTCACATAGAACCCCCGGAGTGGGATATAGAGATGAATGATGTAGTTCTTGATGAGCCTATAGAATTAGGTAATGGCAATTATACTATTGGATTTATGATTGATACCAATGTATCAGCTTATAACAATAATAATGCGGTTGGCTTTGTGTCTTTAAGAGAACGAGGCTCAGGATATATTGATGAGCCTGATGCTATGGATTGTTCAATCGAGTTTGCAATCAATTCTTACTGTATCATTGTTTTTATCCGAGGCAGACTTGCGTTTGGCGATTCTGACGCACAACATAAAGCGGTAGGTGAGATAACGGGTGCATCAAGAACATTCGTAGGGGATTACAGAAACAAGCCTCTCAATGTTAGGTATAGTGCTGATGGTATAAGTGCAGAATTTTCTTGCTCGGCAGAGGGTGTACCTTCTTTTAGTGTTTCAATAAGTACAACAGGAATCCCCGTTGCTTGGGAAGAAGGACACGAAGGGGACTGGGAATATATAACTGAAAAAGCATATCCCCCGACAAATAACTATTCACAGCTCGGTGCATGGTACGGTGGTGCAGGGCACTATACTTTTGACGGAACAATCAAGTATTTGAGAATAAAACAGAACGAAGAGGAGGAATAACATGGCTTTACACGGACACGCTATTCTTGAAACACGGGACGCAAAAAGAGGTTACATCATGCAAAGAGTCGAGCATGATAACGTAATATCTCCCTGGGTTTATGATGCTATCACTAAAGGCGATTTCAGTAGCATGATACATAGAAATAAGATTATGCCTCTCGCTACAAATTGGTTTGGCGGTTGTATCTTGACTGACAAGCCTAACCCTAACGATGATGATGTTAGCGGTTTCTTTGGATTGATTGGTAGTGACGCTGAAATTATCGCTACGGCAGGTAATGACGCATATACAGGAAGTAATGCAAAAAGAGGATCAGCGGATAATACAACAGGAATGACGGGACCTATGGCTAATGGGTACAGATTCGTTTGGAGATGGAACGAGAGCCACGGAAACGGGCGTATTGAATCGGTGTGCTTGACAAGACCTGAGATAGCAAAAGCACATATTAAGCAATCAGGTAATCTTGATTATGAAGATGATGTTACGCTTCCTGTTTGCTATGCTAATGAATCATTATCTAATGGCACACTCTTAATGTCACAAGACCTTATGAATCTGCAAGTCATAGATTATGATAAAGAGATTGGATATAAGTTTACTGTAACTCCTCCCGAACAGAGTGCTTCAATTCCGTATGGTGGCACTATGTTAATAGAGAAATATTCTTTGAATACACGGAGGCTTCATTTATCAGGTAATTCTTTGGGAATTATAAGAAAGATTGACGAACATTCAGTTGATGTTAAAGTACCTTATAATTTCAGATATACATACTCTACTGTAATCTATACAGGAGATAAGTTTGTTTTTTGTTATCTTCCTGGCGAGCATGGTTTTACAGACGCTAATCATGGTCTTTTGAATGTAACGATAATTGATATAGCTACTTATGGGGTGTCACATTATATTCGGGATTATAATTCTGATTCTTCGCCTGATAATCAGTTAGGTTATATAAGGAGTTTCTTTACTTCGGCAAACAATCAGTTTGATATGGTAGTTGACGGCTTCGGCTTTGAATATCAAGGCAATACTCCTTATATCTACGCAGTAACATCTAAAAAACCTACTGACCAAGCTGATTATGAGGATATGAACATAAGCGTATTAGGATTAGATTCTGATGCAAACTTTGATACTGTCGAGAAGAATTGGTGGGGAATAAAAACAGGCTATGCTTATAATGGTCCCTGGATAACGCTGCCTAATGGAGATAGATATATCAAAGAAAGAGCGACTACCCACGCTATGTATTATCACAATGGAGTGTGGTATAGAACTACTATGGTAGATTATCACGAACAGGGCAACAGCTTACAAGGTATAACGGGAAATATCTACGGGACTAATATCTTCAAGAACTTCTCTAATAGACCTGCTGAGGCGAATTGGACTTGTTCGCTTGATGCTTTATTCCCCTGGGTAAGTACAGTAAATAATTTATCTGACCCGATTACCAAAAACATAACACAAACGATGTCCTTAGTATATGAAATAACTGAAACATGATATAATTTAGTTGAGTAAAACTCTATAAGGGAGGGTATTTCAATGGTAAAAGTAGTAAATATTAAAAGAGAGCAAGAAAAAGCTATTATCGTTGCTTTTGCAGATTCTAAATCAGATGTAACAAGTGGTATGGAAGTGATCGGTTTACCGGAAGGAACTGAAATTGCATGGGGAAGTTCTATTCTTACCGCTGACGGAGATGTGGGATTGCTCGATTCAGAAGGGACATGGCATTGGGTAGGCGAGGAGGAGTAATATGTTCAACGCACAGGACATAATTCTTGCAAGGCAATTCAAGCCTGATTTATCTATCTCAAAGTTAGATACTGAAAGCCTCATCTTGTTACAGATAATGAATCATGCACGAGGCGGTGGTGTTGTTCCTATCTATGATGCTGATATAACTAATGGAATTGCATCTTTTAGCGGTGTTACAAAGAGTAAGCCTCTCGTATCTCTGAAACTGAATATTCCTGTAACACAGCAAGGTAGTGGCACTCCTTCTCCCGACAACATCCGTGATATAGTGGGTGTGCAGGGCGTGAATGTTTCGAGGACAGGGAAGAATTTATTTAGTGGTCAGAACATCACAGAACGCTCATATATCACTTCAAGTGGCGATATTAAAAATACAGGAGGTTGGAATGTATCAGATTATATTCCTGTATCGGCTAATACAGTATATACTTTTACACCAAATACGACCGGTGGCAATATGGCTCATAATGCTTTTTATGATTCAAATAAAAATCTTCTCGGCGTATCGCCTACGAGCAATTTCACTTTTACAACACCTAATAATTGTAAATTTGTTAGACTGTCGTTCAGAAGTTCATCTTATGATATTCAGTTTGAACACGGCAACACCGCCACACCCTACGAGCCATACACAGGCAACACCTATCCGATTACTTTCGGTCAGACAGTATATTCTGCTAATCTCGATGTGTTGACAGGGAAGTTGTATTTGATAGATGAGTTAAAGACGATTGACGAGAATAGTTTAATAGCGATGTCGTCAACTAATATCGGTATTTTTGCGATAAACAACTTTTTCGATGAAGTAAATGACAACGATAGTATTAATTGCGACTGTTATCAAAGAGGGCTTAATCGTAGCGGTGCGGGTGGAGTCTTTACCAATAATCCTGAAGGTTCATTCTGTTGCAACTCAACTTCAAAAATTTTGTATATCAAGGACACTCGATTTACAACAATCGAAGATTACAAAACATGGCTCTCGACTAATCCCGTAAAGATTGCAGTAAAACTTGCCGAGCCTATCGAGATTGATTTGACACCGACAGTAATCAACACTCTCATCGGTGAGAATGTGATTTTCGCTGATGTGGGCGATATTACAGAGTGTAAATACACGAGGAAGTGAGGAGAAAGACTATGAAGATTGATTGGAAGAGGAAACTCACATCGAGGAAGTTTTGGTTGGCTATCGCTACATTCGTAACAATGCTCATTGTTTACTTTACAGGCGATACAGAAAAAGCGGAGAAGGTTTCTGCTTTGATAATGGCAGGGGCGACAGTAGTGGCTTATATTATTGGTGAAGGCTTGGCTGATGGAGGGCACATAGGGGAATAAAATGGAAATTGATAGCATTATAAGTCTTGCCATATCTGCCGTGATGATGATAGTCGGTGTTACGACTTTCGTTATCACGCAATCACGGCAATCAAAGAAGGACACAGAGGAATCTACTCGTCAATTATCTGATATACGAGAAGATATTGTCGGTGTCAGAATGAAGATAGAAGAAGTTGGTAATATCGTGAAAGAAACTAAAGACGATGTTAAAGGACTATCTGCTAATCTATCAGACATAGACAAGAGATTGACAAGGGTTGAGGAAAATCTAAAGACCGCATTTAAGCGGATAGACGAACTAAAAGAAAGTAAAGCAGACAAGGAGGATTAACATGAACGAGATTGACGCTAAAATGAAACTCATTCAAACCGCTCAAAGTCAAATAGGCTATAAAGAGGAAGGTAAGAATATCACCAAGTATGCTAAAGACTTTGATACCAAGTACCCGACATTCTACAATACAAAGAAGCAAGGTGCAGATTGGTGTGACATTTTTAATGATTGGAACTATGTAACTACTTTTGGCGAAGAGAACGCAAAGAAGATGCTGTATCAACCTTCTAAGTCAGCAGGAGCAGGGTGTAAGTTTTCCGCTAATTACTTCAAGCAGAACAATGCTTTTTATTCAACACCTGAGATTGGAGACCAAATATTCTTCTTTGTTGGCGGTGAGATAAATCACACAGGAATAGTAGAATCTATAACTAATGAGCAAGTTATCACGATAGAAGGTAATTGCAATAATCAAGTTAAGAGAAACTATCACAAGAAGAACGCAAGTAATATAGCAGGATATGGCAGACCTAATTGGTCAGTTGTAGCAGATGTTACACCCGATATTAAACCTATAGGAGACGATAAAGTTATGATTGAAATGTCAGTATTATCTTTTGGATCAGTTGGAGAAGAAGTAAAGACTCTTCAAAGGCTTCTGCGTGAATTTAATTATCGTGGGGCCAACGGCAAGACAATTTCTATTGACGGAAAGTTTGGCTCTAATACTCTTTTCGCTGTCAAGCAGTTTCAAGGAGACCACAACATATCTCAAGACGGGATAGTAGGAAAGACTACCTGGACAAAGATACTTAAAGGATAAGCCATTTGACTCACCACCTCCGGTAGATGTAGCGAGATTTTCATAGTCTCGCTACATTTTTATAATAAGCATGGAACAAATATATGACTTTGTAAAAAAGGAACTCGACTTCTTTAGACAAGAATGTAACTTTAGTGAGGAAGAACTCGCTTATTTTAATTTGAGAGCAAAGCATTTATCCAATCAACAAATAGCTATCAAGATGAATGTGTCAGAAGGTAAAGTATCTAAACTCGCTAAAGCTGTTAAAAAGAAAATTATGAAGGTTCTTTGAGTTAAAAATCGTAGAATTTTTGTAGAGGAAAGATGAAGCAATCGTAGAACTACGGTTGCTTTTTTATTTGCATAATTAACTCATAAGAAAGGCGGTTAGTATGCAAGACATTAGCAACCAATTACTACAACTTATGACCGAATTACGATGTGATGTATTAACCGCTCTTCTTATACTGTTATGCGAGAAGGTGTAGGTTATGTGGATATATACCAATGTCAATCCAAAGGCAAATCTCGTAGGAGATTGTGTTGTAAGAGCAATATCTTTGGCAACAGACCAAGATTGGGATAGTGCATATATCGCAGTAGTAACTTTCGGGTACAACATGAAAGATATGCCCTCATCTAATGCAGTA